AGTATGTGTTCGTGGCTCTATTGACGGTATGCGCAAGTCTGGTCGTTTAGAACCTGGTAGCCCAGGTCATCCGAAGGATCTACAAGGCTTTACCATTATCTGCGGTATGGACCCAGCCATTGTTGGTGATACCGCCGCTATCTGTTATGCCATTGACCGCACAACTTCTAAGCGCTACATCGTAGATGCTTTGAAGATTAGCCGTCCCTCACCGCAGCAGATCCGCGACATTATTCTTAACTGGACTTCACTCTACGGTCCTAGCGAATGGATTATTGAGAAGAACGCTTTCCAGGCTTTCTTAACTCAAGATGAAGGCATCCGTCAATTTTTAGCAAGTCGCGGCGTTCTATTAAAAGAACACCACACCGGATCTAATAAGTGGGATTCAGGTTTCGGCGTAGCTTCTATGGCTACCCTATTTGGTACTAAGCAAGTTGATAACAAGCACCACCGAGATAACTTGATTCACTTGCCTAGCGATCAAACTGAGAACGTCAAGGCTCTTATCGAGCAGTTGATTACTTGGACGCCAACTACTAAGGGCAAGACCGACTTAGTGATGGCACTATGGTTCTGTGAGATCCGAGCACGTGAGATGCTCAATCACGGTATGTACACAACCCATCATTTAAGAAATCCTTTTCTATCACGTTCAGAAAAATCTAAGCGCGTAGTGGTCAACCTAGATCAACTACTACTAGATCAAAACAAGCAGTTCATCTAAGGAGTCCCATTGTTAACACCAAAAGAAGTTAACGCGAAGTTAGGTCGTTTGCATCCCGCGACCAACGTATGCGCGACGTGCTTTCGGTGCGTCAAGGAGATCTCTCCAAGGTTTATCCTTCTATGTTCTCAGAGGATTATCCAAAGCCACTCGTTGCTAACTTTATTGATGTAGCAGCACGTGACTTGGCAGAGGCAATGGCTCCACTTCCATCCTTTAACTGCTCAGCAGCTAATATGGTTTCAGACGCAGCACGTAAAGCTGCTGATACTAGAACCCGTATTGCTAATTTCTACGCTTCGCTTTCAGAGTTACAACTACAAATGTACGAAGCAGCTGACTGGTACAACACCTACGGTATGATGGTTGGCCTAGTAGAGATGGATTACGATTCCAATAATCCACGCTTACGCCTACTAAACCCTTGGGGCGTATACCCAGAGATGGATCGCTTCGGTCGTACCATCTCATTGACTCAGGTTATTAACATTGATAGCGAGTCCCTCGCTGCCCAGTATCCAGAGTATGCCGATCAAATCTTGGCTAAGAACAACTACCAGCAAGGTAGCCCTTATGTCTCGATGATCCGTTACCACGATGCTGACCAAGATCTAATCTTCCTACCAGAGCGTAAGAATTTAACTCTTGCCCGTACACCAAATCCAATTGGTAAATGTCTAGCGAAAGTGGCAGTCCGACCTTCCCTTGATGGTCAAGCTCGTGGACAGTTCGATGATGTACTCTCAGTTCAACTCGCTCGTGCTCGCTTTGCGATCCTTCAGATCCAAGCAGCAGAGAAGTCAATCCAAGCACCTATTGCTATTCCGCAAGATGTACAAGAACTTGCTCTTGGTCCTGACTCTATTATGCGTTCGGCTCAACCTCAGAACATTCGTCGAGTTAGCCTAGACTTACCGCCAGGACTATTCGCAGAATCTGGAGCACTAGAACGTGAACTACGCCTTGGCGCTCGTTACCCTGAATCGCGTTCCGGAAACATTAACGCAAGTGTCATTACTGGTCGTGGCGTTCAAGAACTACAAGCTGGTTTTGATACTCAAATCAAATCCGCTCAAGCGCAATTTGCTCGTATGTTTTCTGATCTTCTCGGACTCTGCTTTGAAGTAGATGAGAAGCTATTCCCTAATACTCAAAAGGTAATCAAGGGTTCCGAAGATGGCACACCGTATGTATTAAAGTACACACCATCTCGTGATATTAAAGGCGAGTACGGCGTAGATGTACGTTACGGAATTATGTCTGGTATGGATCCAAGCCGTGCCATTATTGCTTTGCTACAAATGCGTTCCGACAAACTTGTATCTCGTGATTACGTACGCCGCGAGATCCCAATGGATCTAAATGTATCTCAAGAAGAACAACGCGTTGACATTGAAGAAATGCGTGATGCTCTGCGTGTATCTGTTGCGCAATATGCTCAGGCTATTCCTGCCTTGGCAGCGCAAGGCCAAGACCCTTCAGAGATTGTCAGCCGTATCGCAGCTGTTATCCAAGGTCGGCAAAAGGGACTTTCACTAGAATCAGTAGTGGAGAAGGCTTTTGCTCCACCACCGGCACCAGAGATGCCACCACAGATGCCAGGTATGCCTGGCGCTGAACAAATGCTTCCAGCAGCAGGAGCGGCCTCCGCCCCTGCCTCGCAGCAACCTCCAAATCCACAAGGTGGTATGGCCCCTGCTGCTGGTCAAAAACCCGATATAGCGTCACTACTAGCCGGAATCACCGGCGCAGCATAACCGAAGGAGGTGCAAAGATGAATAAAGGAACACACGCTCCAGCTCCAGTACAACCAGTAAAGGTTGACACTAAGGCAGGATCAGTCAAAGGCGGTAAGGTTGACTTCGGTTATGCCGGACCAGCTCGCAAAGGCAAGAAGGCTTAATTAGTTTAATGGAAAGGTGTACTGGGTGAGCAACGATAACAATGACATTCCTCGCCCAGTACGCCCTTCTGATTTCTTAGTAATACTTACAGGTTTTATTCACAACCTAGCCCAAACATTTGAGGCTATGACCAGTGAACTAATGGAACTATCCATTTATCATTCTAACCAAAAGACGAAGACTATTCGTGCTTGGGAAGATATGACCGCAGATTTAGAAAAGTTAGGAGAAGAAACAGATGGCTGATACACCAATGAATCCTAAAGCCGGCGTTTCAGGTCCTGGCAAGTACTCTGTTCGCACAGATAGCCTACGTATGGGTTCTACTTCATACGGCGAAGGTATTGACACCGCTGCAATTAAGTCAGGTGCGCCACTATCTTCAACTCCAGATCAACGCCCAATGCCAGCCGCTGAAGTACGCGATGCTGCTATGGCTCCAGTAACAGAATTATTTGCTCCAACTACTCAACCTAATACACCAGTAACAGCAGGTATTGATATGGGTGCAGGCGTTGGTTCTAACGCTTTAATGATGGCTAAGTCAGTTGAAAGAACTTCCGATATTTTGGCAAAGATGCTTCCATTTGATACAGATGGCACTATTGCGATTCTTTACCAGCAAGCAGTTGCGCGGGGGGACTAATTGGCTGATCTAAATGCTGCTGCTAATGCAGCCAATTTATCGGCTGCTGAAAAGAAAGCGATGCAGGATCTTAGTAAGACTCTTTCCTCGCACCGTGAGCTTTCCAATCTTCCATCTAATGTTGCTTCTCAGGCTTATGCTTCTAAGACTCCGGCCCAAAAAGCAGCTTTAACTAATTTAGCAGGTACCGAAGACCCAGCGACTAAACCTAATCGTGGTTGGTTAGGTACTGCTTGGCATTACAGTATTGGTGGATTATTTAGTCTTGCTCAAGAAGGATCTGATCTTGCTACTCGTGTAGCACGTACTGGTCTTATTGCTTTAGATCAAGGCGTTCCATTAGTTGGAGCTGGTAACGCTTGGGATATTGCTAACGATAAAGGCGATAAAGTATTTAGCCCTAACCGTATCGAGAAGGCTAAGAAGCAATATGGTTCTGATCGAATCAGTCTTGCTATGCGTGTCTCTAAAGGAGACAAGCTAAGCGACATTATGGCTACTGGTACAGATGCTGAAAAGCAATTAGCGGCCTTAGTACAACAAAACAAAGACGATCTTTGGAACGATGCGTTAGATACAGTAAGTGCTGCTAAGTATTCTCCAGGTAGATTTGCGGCCAATATAGTTGATGCGCTCACTCCTGGTGATTTAATTAAAAACGGTTTTATGTACAAGGCGATCTCTGGCGCAGTTGATGCTGCTTATCGCGTCTTTGCTGATCCAACACTTGCTCTTGGTAAAGCTAAGAAGATGGTTGATATTTCTCGCTACTCACTAGATGTAGTAGTTGGCGGTGGAAAAGTAGATGAAGTATTTGCTAGACCAGCAGTAGCCAATTTCTGGAATACATACGGCGCTCAACTATCTAAGTACCGAGAAGCAGTAGCCTCTGGTGACAAAGCAGCAGCAGTTGCCGCTAAGCGTCAGCTAGAAATTACAGCACCTGAGTTTGGCCCAGCAGTTATTAAGTCTTTTATTAACATTGACACTCCTATTAAGGATGCCAATACTGCTCGTGCGTTTTTCTTAAACGCAGACCAGACTAAAGAAATGATGAAGGGCCAGATCGGTCGCAAGCGTGTGATGATTCCGCGTCTTGATGCACTACGCAAGGCTCGTATTGCTACTGTAACTACGGCTAACAAAACATTTGACATTGACTTTATGGGTTCTAAGTTTGTAGATAACCTATTCTTTGGTGGCGCAGCTACCGATGATGGTATTAAAGATACTCTAATAGGAAACCGCGAAGCAATTGTTAGCGCTATCAAACCTAAGTACGATACTAAAGGTATGGCTCGTTTCTCAATGGAACAGATCCAGTACCGGATTGATCGCTTCAAGGCTAAGTTTGAAAGAGTACCTATCTTTGATAACGCTACTATGGACGTTACCGCTGCTGACTCAGCCAAAAAGGTTTACCTGTACGCACGTTTAGTGCTTCCACGCAACGATGCTAAGTTAATTGCTCAGGCATTTGATGATGCTGAAGTAGGTTTGAAGAAAGAAATCTTCTACGGCTTACAGTCAACTATCGCTGACATTCGTGGTCTTAACGTAACTGCTGAAGGTCAACCAATTGCTCGTGCCTTACAAGGCAAGACTAAGCCAAACTTTGCTTTAACTGAAATACGTAACGGTGTTGAGTACAATCCAGCAGCACTTCCTAATGGTGAGCAAGTTGGTCTTATTCTTTCGGATCTGTCTGACTTTGTAACTACTCTTAGTGTTCGTGACATTGACCGAGCATCAGCTCGATCAGGTCTTATTATGAAACTATTGGGCGTAGCACACTCTGGTTGGGTAGATAAGATGACCAGTATGTGGTCATTCGCCACTCTTGCTGGTCCACGTTATGCGATTCGTAACGCATCTGAAGATTTAATGGTTCACTTAGCAATCGGTGAATCACCATTTGGTTTAGTAAAAGGACGTATGCTTTCAACACGCCTACGTACAGCACAGCAAATGGAAAAAGGTCTTACTAGAGCTGACAAAGTAGCAGCTAACCCACTAGGTGGAGCGCTTCGCTTCATTAACCGTAAAGAATCTAAAGCCTATGGCGCTGCTATTGAAGCCGCCGACGGAGATGTTAAAAAGATCCGTGAGATTATGGCTAATGCTCTTAATGAGGGCAAGATGGCTCGCTTTTATGGCAGAACAGGTCTTGGAAAGTTTACTGCTGCTGATCGCGAAGCACTTGCTGAGCAGATCAAGCACGGCGATCTTGATAATGCCTTGATGGATGTAGTTGAAGGTGGCAAGAACTCCTTTACCGGAGTTGATTCCTACACTCGCACACTAAACTTTGCTCGTAAGAACAAGGTTCGTACAGAAGAACTAAAGTACAACCTACCTAAGAACATATCACGAGCCAAAGGCTCACGCGGTATGACTCGTATGGCCCCATTATCTAGCACTGAGACTGAAGTTGCTTGGGCTATGCGTATTGGTTACTACTCTAACGATAAGTTAGGTGGCATTGCGGTTGCTAATCTTGACAAAGAAGACGTAGCAGTAGCAAAACTCTTTGCTTGGCTTGATGATAAAGGCAATGAAAAGCTAGTTAAGTCTTTCCGTTTAGAAGAAAACAACATTAGCAAAGAAGAACACGCTCAGCGTATCTACGATGCTGCTAAGCAACTCTTTGTTAAGCGTGATGGAAAGACAATCAATCTTGATCTACTGGGTAAGGTGCGCAAGTACGATCCAGAGACTGGTGCTTACAAGATTACTGGTGAGATCTCACTAGATGATTTGCCAAACTCTATAGATGATGTACCAGAATATATTCTTGGTCCACAGTTAGTAGCAGTATCTGATACCGGCAACTACGCTAGCTCCATTATGGAGTGGGGTTGGGACTGGTTAGGCAACGCTAACGCACGTTTCTCACGTGAACCTATGGTTCTACAAGAAGTAATTAAGATTCGTAAAGAGTTTAAGAAGACTGGATTTGATACAGCCTTTATTGCTTCTTACAAGCGTGGCATTACAGACGAGAAAGCGCTTATTAAGGCTGAAGCAAGAGCACAAAAGGACTTAGCAGAGATCGTTGAAGAACGTGCTGCTGCTCAAACATTGGCATTTGTTGATAACCCATTAGTCCAAAGCCAACTTGCTTTTAGTGGTCGTAACTTCGCACGCTTCTATCGTGCTACTGAAGACTTCTATCGTCGCGTTTACCGCGTAATACGCTACAACCCAGAGTCAATTGCTCGTGCTTCTCTTACTTACGAGGGAATTACACACTCAGGTTGGATTCAACACGACGATCAGGGTGAGCCATACTTCGTTTACCCTGGAACCCAATATGTTTACAAGGCAGTTCAGACTGCTATGGCAGCATTAGGCGTACCAGCAGAGTTTAAGGTACCGCTTCCGGTGCAATTTGGTGCTAATCTTAAAATGATTACCCCATCTTTGAACCCAGACTCAGCAATACCTACACTTGCTGGTCCATTATCTGGCATATCAGTTAAGGTAGCAGCAAACCTAGTAGATATTTTTAGCCCTAGCGCTGCTGATCGCATAACAACTACATTCTTAGGTAAATACGCAGAAGATCAACCAATGGTTTCAGCGTTCTTACCAGCACACGTTAACCGTATCTATTCAGCTATGAATAAAGATGAACGTGATGGTCAATACGCCAGCGCAATGCGTAAGTCTATGACCTATCTTGAAGCATCTGGTCACGGGTTAGAGCAGAAGTTTAATCCAGACGGAACACCAATTCCATTTACAGCTAAAGAACAAGAAGATTACCGTGTTAAGTTAAAGAACACTACCCTTGGTATTTTGGGTATGCGTGTTATCTACGGTTTTGTAGCTCCTGCTTCACCTACAGTCCAATTAAAGTCTGATATGCAGGACTGGGTACGCAATAACGGTGAAGCAAGCTTCAAGCAAGTTTGGTACGGATTACTGGACAAAACCGGTGATTATGACAAGGCAATGGCTGAGTGGGTTAAGTATTACCCAGATCAGATCCCATTTACTATCTCTGAATCAGACCGTTCTACCACTGCTTACTTCCGCTACGCGGTTGAATCAGGTGAGTTTGTAGACAATAACCAAGAACTATTTAAGAATAACAAACAAGGCGCAGCCTTCTTGATTCCTCATAAGAACGGTTACTCTTGGGATGCTTACAAGACTATGACTGATATGGGTCTTCGCAAGAACAAGACAGTATCTGACTTCCTTCGTGAAGTACAGACTGCTGCTGATATGCAGGCTTATTACGAGAAGAAGAACCAATACGAAGCAAACCTAGAATCTGTAGGTACAGACTTTGAACGTTCTCAACTTCGTAAAGAGTTTACTGACTGGGCAACTATATTCAAAGCAGGACGTCCATTAGTTCAAGAAGAACTAGCACAGGGTGGCCAAAAGGCTATTGATCGTATGAACGCATACAACGATCTAACAGCAATGTTAAGCAAGAAAGCTGCGTACAAGGCTAGCCCTGACACAGCAAGAGCGTTAAAGAAGATGGTTGATCTATATGAATCATTCAAGACTTCCAAGAAGGAACTAGAACAATTCAGCGGTAGCTCATTCTTATCTCAGATGAATAAGGACGAAACCATTATCAAGATGCGTGAACTTTCACAATACAACGAGAACACCGTGAGTGCCTATAACGTACTCTTTGGTAGATTGTTAGGGGACTAATATGCCAGTAGGCAAGAGTAGCGGTGTAGCAAAATACACTGCACCAGCACCACAGCAAACAGCAGCAACAACTGACGGTGGCGCCCTACCAGGAGACTTTACTGACTTCCTTAAATTAGTTGCTAAGAGTCCTGCTCTTATTACTGGTTATTCTAAAATCCTTAAAGCCGCTGGATATTACAGAGGCAAAGTTGGCAACAAGTACACTCCTGCTTTCCAGAAAGCACTTGTTGCAGCTGAATCAGATAGAGCATCTATCAACCTTGTAAACCCTATTAGCCGTGAGCAGTTCTTTGCTCAACTTGAGCCAGTAAGTACCGGTGGATCTTCTGGTCCAACAACAGTTACTAGCGTAACTAAGTACAAGCCAGAGGCTGCACAACAGTTGGTTGATTCGATCATCAAAGATACTTTAGGCCGTAAGGCTACTGCTGCTGAAATTAAGAAATACTCAGCAATGCTTAAAAACATTGAGGGCAAAGCAGCAAACGTAACAACATACGGTACCGGTTCTAACCAAACACAAACAACTATGGCTGGTCTAAACGAGCAGCAGTATCTAGTAGACCAGATCTCAGGAACAGATGAAGGCAAAGCCAATAAGGTCCTTGGATTCTACGAAACTTTTATGAACGCGTTGGGAGCTAAATAATGGCTGTTAAGTTACCTCCTGATTCTTGGAAAGCACAAGTAATTACCCTTAAAGGTTTTGAAGATAGAGTCTATTCAAAGATTGATGGATCTGTTCTTGGCTATGTTAAAAACGGTAAGTTTGTCCAAACTATTGACAAGCTCCCAGTAAGAAAGCCGAAGGAAAGAAAAAAAGAAGACGCAATATACGCTGCTAAAATTAAGCAAATTTTTGCACTTAATGCTATTCCTTCTATGGAACTTGATGCTGAATACTATAGAAGCGTCGCAGAAAATCCAAAGAAGCCTGCTGCTGAACGCAAGAAGGCTCTTGCTGAATACAAAAAATTACAAGCTGAAATTGCTGCAAAGAGAAAAGAAGCTGGAGTATCTGAAACTGCTGTTAAAACTTTAACTGCTGAGAAGACTGCTGCTGAAACTTCTAAGACAGCTGGCAAGCGTGCCGCTGAACTTGAAAAAGAATACGCAAAACTACAAGAACAATCTAAGTTAATAATAGATCCTAAGAGTGCGTCAGCTGAAAATCTTAAAAACAAGATGGACAAGTTGGTCACTGAATACCGAAGCGTTTATTCAAAGTTAGTCGGAGTACCTATATCTCTGACAGCAGCCAAGTTACAAATCAAAAGCAAGTTACCTAAGCCAGTTGCTACTAAGCCAACTGGACCTACAGGTCCTGCTGCTACGAAGCCAACAGGTCCCACTGGACCTACTGTTGTAACGAAGCCAACAGGTCCCACAGGACCTACTAAAGCGGTAACTCCTACAGGTCCTACAGGTCCTACTAAGACAGTAACTCCTACTGGGCCAACCGGTCAAACTGCCGTTACTGGACCTACAACGAATAAGCCTGTCGCTGGCGCTACAACCGGTGATGAACTTGATAAAGCAGCAGCCGCTGAAGCAGCAGTTGCCGCAGCAGCAAGCGTTGGTATTCCAACAGGTAGCCCAACAGCAAAGACACCTTTAGATGTTTTATTAAAGCAGACAGAGTTCTGGTATGACTTACCAGATTATATCTTCAAGATAGACGTTGATCCAAAGACTGGGCAACCAGGAGAAATTGGCAAACTTCTACAAGAAGCAGTAGTAGGTGAATGGGATAACAATAAGTTCCTATCTAAACTACAGTTAACAAAATGGTGGCAAAAAAATGCACCAACTTTGCGTACTCGTATTATTGATCGTGAGAAATATAACGATTTAAGAGCAGCTGGCGAAGATGTAAGTAAAACTGAATATGGTTTATATCTTGATAAGCAAATTCGTGCTGTTAAAGCTCAAGCAAAGCAGACTACCGGAGTTACTCTTACTGATGCTCAAGCACAATCTGTAGCGCAAAAGATTTATGATGGCTTCTTAGATGATGACCCATTGGCAATCAACGCTTTGATTGTGCCGTATTTAGGCAAGACAACAAGTATTGTTGGCAACGGAGTAAGTGTCAGTAGTTTTGGTGGAGATGCTCTAAAGAACTATCAGACACTTCAAGGTATTGCTAAAGCTAATGGGTTTAGTATTCGAGACATCCTGCCTAATATCTCAGCACTTACCGCAGGTGGGGATCTTGAGACCGCAGTACTGCGTGGCTTAGCAGATGGAAGCCTAGACATTAACCGCATCGCACAAGATGCTCGCGTATTAGCGTCAGCAGGTCAACCAGAATATGTACGCAATTTACTCAATCAAGGTTATGACCTACAAGATGTTTACGCACCATATCGAAACCAGATGGCAAATGTATTGGAATTAGATCCAAACACTATTGATCTAAATGATGCAACGTTGCGTTCTGCTATTACTGATAAAGGTGATATGAATATATACGACTTCAAGAAAGCGCTAAAGCAAGACAAGCGTTGGCAGTACACAGCAAATGCTAAAGAAGAAGTTTCAAACGCAGCACTTAAAGTCCTTCAGGACTTCGGATTCCAGGGGTAACAAATGGCTATTAAAGTAGATCCATTATTCAAGCGTAGCGCTGCTAAAGAAGCAGCAGCTATAGCTGGTGGCCGTGCTACCAAAGAATCAATTGAAGAACGTGGTGGCATTAACGCCTCTGGTTACTATGGTGACTCTTGGAGTGCAGATAAGAACCTAAGCGATGCTGAGTTTGCTGCTATTCAAGCAGCAGGTGGCAATGTAGGTGCCAATATCAATGCAGCAACTGCTGCTAAAGCAGGCAAGCAAGATGTTACTGCTAGTTCTGGTGACACTACAAACTACACCGCTACAGATGGCACAGTATTTACAGATCAATCAGCATTTGCTGTTTATCAGACTGCTCTACGTGAAGCAGACTTAGCCAAGTCAACCCTTGCTGCTGAAAAACAAGGTGATCGCCAATCAGCATACGATCTACTTTACAATGAGTTTTCTAAGTATGGTCTAGGTGCGCTAGTACTACCATTAAGAGATCTTATCCAAAAGGATGTTTCTCCAAGCGAGTTCACAATTGAACTACGCAACTCAAAGCCATACCAAGATCGGTTTAAGGCTAATGAAGGTCGCGTAAAAGCAGGCTTGGCTGCTATCTCTGAAGCTGAATACATTAACCTTGAAGATCAGTACCAGAACATTATGCGTAACTACGGATTGCCAGAAACCTATTACACTAGAGGTGATTACGGTACTCAAGCTGGCTTTCAAAAGTTTATTGAAAACGACGTATCAGCAACTGAACTAGAAGACCGCATTATGACAGCGCAAGAACGAGTTCTCAAGTCTAACCCAGAAGTATTGGCATCACTTAAAGCGTTCTATCCTGGTATTACTAATGGTGACATTCTTGCCTACACACTAGATCCCAAGAACGCAATTACTGATATTAAGCGTAAGGTGACAGCAGCAGAGATTGGTGGCGCAGCCACACAAGCCGGATTAACTACTGGTATGACTCGCGCTGAAGAACTAACCGCTGCTGGTATTACCAAGCAACAAGCACAACAAGGTTTCCAGACAGTAGCTGAAGTTGCACCTCGCGGTGGACAACTAGCAGCAATGTACGGTGAGTCACCTTATACACAACAGACAGCAGAACAAGAAGTCTTTGGTCTTGCTGGTTCAGTAGATGCCGCTAAGCAACGTAAGAAACTTGCTGGCTTAGAGCGTGCTGAGTTCTCTGGACAAACAGGAATGGCGCAAGGCGCACTCGGTAGAGAACGCGCCGGCAACTTCTAATATAACAAAGCCTGCCACTAGAACGACTGGCCTAGTGGAGCGATAAGAAGACCAGTAGTAGGAGCCATACCCGTCCCCCAACGGACTATGAGGCCTACGTCAATCAAACAAATGATAGGGAGAAGGACTATGTCCAATTACGACTACGAGGACGAAGATGATTTCGATATGGATTCATCAAGTAATGACCTTGTAAAACAACTACGTAAGGCGTCTAAGCAAAAGGATAAAGAACTCGCTGAACTTCGTTCACAGTTCGATGGCCTAAGCAAAGCGCAACGTGAAAGAACTATCAAGGATACCCTCGAACGTCGCGGGGTAAATGCGAAGATAGCTTCGTTTATCCCACAGGACATTGAACCAACTGAAGATTCGGTGTCTAAGTGGCTTGAAGATTATGCCGATGTTTTCGGTATTGATTTAGGCCAAGCCCAAACTACGAATGTAGATCCAGCCAACGCAGCAGCGTACAAGAGAATGACTAATACAGCGGAACAGGGTATGACCCCAGACCGAGGTGCAGATGTTATGTCTCGTTTAATGAACGCTAACAGCAAGGAAGAACTGGACGAAATTATTCGTCAGTCTGGGATTTAACCCAACCCAACAAACGAAAGGTAATACCTAATGGCAATTCCAGGCGGTACCCTCACCGGTACATCGGACATTAGCGCCCTCGTAAAAGCAGCATACGATCAGTATGTAAGAATGGCACTTCGTTCCATTCCTGTTATGCGCGGTCTTGCAGATGTCAAGCCAGTCCAACAGGCTATGCCAGGTTCGTCAGTTGTTTTCTCTATCTATTCAGATCTAGCACAAGCTACATCTACATTGACAGAAACTACTGATGTATCAAGCATTGCTCTTGGCAACCCAAACCAAGTTACAGTAACTCTGAACGAATACGGTTCAGCTGTAACAACAACAAAGAAGTTAAACCTAACTTCATTCAACGACGTTGATTCAGCTCTTGCTGACATCATCGCGTACAACTCAGCAGACTCAATTGATGCTGTAGTAGCAGCTGTCCTAACAGGTGGCTCCAACGTAATCTACGGTGGCAACGCAACTACAACAAACACAATTGATGCCGCAGACACAATGTCTGTAGCTGCGATCCGTAAGGCTGTAACAGAACTTCGTACAAACAAGGCTGTTCCACGCATTAACGATCTATACGCTGCATACCTACACCCACGTCAGGCAGCTGACTTGCGTGCTGAATCAGGCACTGGTGGATTCCAGGCTCTAACCCAGTACGTAGACCGCACACCATTCGTAGCAGGCGCCGTAGGCGTCATCGAAGGTGCGTTCGTTGTTGAGACACCTCGTGTGCCTTTCGCAGTGAACACAAACTCTCCAGCAGTAAATGTCTACAAGGCAGTTGTTGCAGGTCGTGAAGCCCTAGCGGAAGCACAGGCTCAGGACATTGAGACCATCATTGGACCAGAGATTGACGCTTTGCGTCGTTTCCGTACCATTGGTTGGTACTACTTCGGTGGCTTTGCTCGCCTCCGTGAAGCAGCTCTCTACCGTATTGAGACAGCTTCAAGCCTCGGCTAATTTGAGCAACGGCAGGGGCGGGGTCAAACCCGTCCCTGTCACTATTAGAAAGGGATACCAGTGGACTACCAATTAAACACTCCTTGGAATAACGAGACTTGGACTGATAATAACTTCTCTCCTTACTCTCGCCTAGCCGGTAAGCGTTTACAAGGTGGCACACCTGATGGTGTTATTGGAGTAAGTCTTACCGATATTGCTCGTGGTATTACTTTGCTTGTTAATGGAAGCGTAGTAACTGAGAACCGCACACCAAGTCAAGATGATCTAGCAGATGCTGACGCCTATTATCTAGGTGGCCACGAGTACACGATTGATGATTCAGCAGCAGCAATCCTAATAGCAGCAGGCTATTCAAGTTACCTAACACCGGTGGTCTAATGAGTTTACATAGAAGAACAGTTCACCTTGAGTATGTCGAAGGTTGCTTCGGTTGCAAGGTAGGCGAACTACAACTAGATGTTGGAGCCGCAAAGAGTAATGGCGTGCCAACTGCTAAGGCGCACGATAAGGAACTAGGTTCCTATTACAGCGCAATACGACAAGGAATTGAACCAGTATCAACAAAGCAAAGAGATATTGATGCTGCTGTAATTGCTAGTAATACCGCTGGCAAGGCGTTCAATGGCAACACAATGGGATTCAAAGACTAACTAACAAGGAGTAACAAATGGATAAAGATAAAGAAGGTGGCGTAGAGCTTGTCAAGAATGTGGAAGAAGCTAGTTATTATCCACCATCTGACAAGCAATATCCAAATGCTCGCAAGTATATGACATACGAATCAATCTCTACTGGAGTCGGAGGAAAGAAATAATGCCAAAGGTCGGAAAAAAAGAATTTCCATACACCGCTAAGGGCGAGATGATGGCAAAGATGGAAGCCAAGAAGACTGGTAATAAGATGAAGCCAGTAAAGATCACCGGAACTGCAACTGGAACTAAAGACAAAAAGGCAGTCAACTTTAAGAATGTTCAAAAAGTAAATAAGACTGCAACTAAGGCAACTGCTCCTGTTAAGAAAACAGTACCAGCGCCAACTGCAGCAAAGTCAAACGCAATGATTAAGAGCGGTATGAAAATGGGCAAGCGCGCAGGAGGCAAATAATAATGGCCGTTAAGAAGCCAGGTAAGTGCCGTAAGTGCGGTAAGTCAGACAAGATGTGTAAGTGCTGATAAATGCCAAAGACTCCAGCGTGGCAACGCAAAGAAGGACAAAACCCTAAAGGTGGACTTAACGCTAAGGGTCGTGCTAGTGCTAAAGCAGCAGGCAGTAACTTAAAGCCTCCTGTTAAAAAAGCAGAAGCAGACAAGTCACCTAAAGCGGCTGCTCGTAGGAAATCGTATTGTGCTAGATCTGCCGGTCAAGCCAAG